TGTTTTACCGTCATACAGATCAATCTCACCGCCTGATAAATAATCTTCTTCTTCTGATGAAGTCCAATCATAGATGGCCGATGCCGTTTCAATAGCATCCACGTTTACAATGATTTCGCCTGATGCGGTAAAGTCTAATGCGTAGCCCGTAACCTCAAATACTTTTGATGCCCATCCTAGCTTAGTATTCGTAACCATGATTGTGTCACCCGCCTTAAACTTCAATGCGGCTAAGTTACAAGGTACGGTTATCTGCGTTTGTTGTCTTGACTGCAATAAAACGCGCTTGGCTATTCTCTGCGCTCTGACATGATTTGTAGTAAAGGGTAAGGGCAGATCAAGATAAATAGGATCGCCATCAGCCGCGCTATAGGTGCTAGATATTACTGGCGGGTAGTCAGATGTAATGTAGTTATCATCTTCACTATTAAATACGCCCTTCACGCCATTATAAATTGATCTTCTGCTTTGCTTAGTTTTCACCTGTATAGGCGCAACCATTACAGACTCATCAATCGTAACTGTTGGCGTTACATAAGCTGAAGCTGTAATAAAATATTCACCACCAGAGTGAATCAGCTTACCCGCCATACTGCTCAACAATGCTTCTATATTGCTCTGTATTGAATTGGCAGTATCCAGTACACCATCGGCTACAAATCGCGTCTGTGTTCCCCCTGCCTGTAGGCTAACAGCTTGATCGCAAATAGTTTGCGCTGTTGATAAGGCGGTGGCGTTAATATTTGCTGACGTTTCTGCAAGCCCATACTTAGAGTCAAGTAAATAATCTCTTACTATTAGGGCAGGATTTTGCGACCACGCTGTACTGGATGTTGATGGGTTGTAAACCTTCTTGCCGCGAATCACAGCAGATACGTTAGGCAGTCCGTTGGCAAATTGCTCTGCATCATATTTCAAGCGAACATACATATACGCTGTATCTAATAGCTTATGTGCGCTAGTCCACTGGGTTGAAGCATTAACTAAGGTGCTGTCGGCTGTTGTTTGCGAACCATCATGTAAACCTAAATAAACATACGTTCCCCAACTACCTACAAAACTGCCGCCATCCCATATCTTTTGATCGTTAAAATAGACTTCTTCATACGCATCTATTTCATGCCCTGCAATGGCGATAACCATGTGGAAGTATTCGTTGTCAGTACCAGTGCTATCCATGTAAACGATTGATCCACCGACCCGCGCTCTGCCGTATATTATTTTTCTACTGGATGCAGGTTCTCTGACAGTTGTAGATAATCCGGTCATCTGCTGACCCAGATCAGGTTTAGGCATCAAGGCGCGAGATACCATAGACAACCCTGCGCCTAATGCAAATGCCGCAGTAAAACCCGCCAAACTTGTAGCCGCGAATCCAAAAATAGTTAATCCTGCCGCCGCCGCCCCTGCCGCTGATGCTAATCCTGCTACTGCCGCTATTGCCATTTCACTTTCCTAAAAATTTGGAATAGACGCGCTCTATTAAATCAAAGCCCATGCCTATCATAAGTTTATCAAAGGGAATGTGTACCTTTGTATTTATCATCATCAAAGAAACGCCAGATTCTCTACAATAATCTTCTGCATACTTGATCAATTTATAACCAGTTGCACCCGCCCTGCTATCAGGCAAAACAAATACAACATCATTAACTGCAAAGTAGTGATCCTGATAATGGATACTCTTATTGATTATCAAAACAAAGTACCCAACTAACTCGCCATCATCCCGCGCAGTAAATATCTTTAATATCCCTGCCGTATCTAACTTTGAATATTCTTTCCAATTAGGATTTAATTTTATCTTACCCTGATTTAACGCAACAAGCCGCCAATGTTCTTCAAGTAGCGGCTTTATATCTTCTTTAACATTTAACAGACTTTCGTGCTGTATCGTTATCATCTATCTGTAGTCCCTTAATGGGTTACCTCTGCCTCCCGTATTCATAGATGCGGGTGATGGGCGACCCCAAACTATTTCTTTTTCTTGAATCTTAGCTACAAATTCAAACCCTTTATCTGTTGGGTGTTCTATTTTCTGATCTTCTGCTGTGTATCTTCTGACTGCTGTTTTCTGAAAAACAATTAGCTTGTTTTCTGCGCTCACAGTGATCGTTGATGTTTCGCCAGAATCATTGATAGTCATTACATCCATGAAGCCGCTGAATACGATTACAGGGGAAGCTATCAAGTCACCGTTTTCATCAAATGCGCCTAGCCTGATTGTTAACGGCCTACCCTGATATGGCTCATCCCTAGCTAATGTTAGTAAACTTTGCTTGATGCCGCCTAGTGTAATCTGTGCGCCCGTTGCTGTAAGTTCTGTAGACTCCTGCACTGAACCTATGCTTAACAAGTCACCCGCGCCAATGTAAGTATTAGAATCAAAGCTAAGATCGCCAAGCCCAGACCATAGATAAATACTACCTGATGCAAACTCTAAATCCACCAGATAAATAGGGCGTACAAGTTCGGCAGTCGCTACTGCTTGCATTGCTGTTGATAATGTTCTGCTCATTAGATGGCCTCGACAAATGCAAGGCTAAAGCCATACATGGAAGCAATATCTGTTGACCACCCTATATCATTACTGGCTAGTCTCCACAGACTTTTAGGCAATGTAAAATCTAGTGCTGTGCCTGATGCGATTTGACCACGTAAAGGCGGCTGAAACTTTAACGTGCCTGACCCTGATGATTTATCTTCTGTGACCATGTACAGGTAGTCGCCTAATTGGAAATACGTTCCCGCTGTTACCGCGCTTGACCCTGCTGTTGTAGTTAGCGTTTCATCACGCGCATCGGATACACCTGATGTTGTACTTGTTGCTGTACTTGTATGCAGTGGATGGCCGAACGTAAACGTGCCTGAACGCCCTTTTAAGCCCACAATAAATGCCTCGACTGATCGTGCATCTGCATGGCTTAAAGGCGGCAGAGTGACCTCACATTGCCATATTGCGCCTTTGTGATCGAACACTTGCTGATCGTAAGTAAATGGAGATTCAGTTACTGCAACAGTGCGCTTTAAGCGCATATTGATCGACTGAATACCTACTGATGGAAATGCTAATGGCATTTTATGCTCCTACCAATGCTTTGGAGAATCCACCGCCACGCTGTCTTGCTTCTGCAACCGCACCTTTAGCGGCATTGGCGATCTGTGGCATAAGTGTAGCAATTTCAGCCCTGACTGTCTGCTGTACGCCAGTTGTTACATTAATAGTCTGGTTTACCACTACACCGCCACCGCCACGCTGATGATCTATTACAGATTCATTAGGATGCAGAATAGCAGGGAACCCGCCCCTTCCATCTATGCCGCCTGATCTAGCACCGTATCCTGTAAACCCACCACCCTCATAACTAAAAGGATTATCAGGGATAACAGGAACAGCGGGGGCGTCTTGACGCATTCCCACCGTACTACCTGATGGGCTTCCACTACTAAAGCCCTTCGTGATAAAGCCAAATGCCGCATCAACGATATACTTCTGGATCAACATTTTAATCAGGCTATCCACTACGCTCTTTGCCATTGACTTCATAGCATCTGCAAAGTTAGCCGCGCCAGTTACCCCTGCGGTAAGCGAATCAGTCAACCCATCCAATCCTTGCTTAGTCAGGTTCTGCATATTTTCTTGCATTGAAGGCAAGCTGTCGCTCCATGACTTAAACCCTAAACGTAAATCACTAATTGACTCTATAGCAGGGGCAGTAAACTCTGGAATAGCATTTGTTACTTGGCCAAGGCTGTCCCGAATAGTTTGTATCTCTGCATTTAACTTACTTGCAAAATCTTTTTTTGCGATCAACCCAAGCTCATCGTTAGCTTCTTCTGCTTTTAACAGTAAGCCATTTAAAATAACAAGCCTTTCAGCGTCTGCCCGTTGTTGATTTTTTGTTAGAGTGTAATTGTATTGTCTTTTGGCGTTTTCAGCGTTTAACCTTTCGCCACGCTCCTGCATACTTTCATTTATTTTTTGTATTTCTTGCCGCAGTTGTCGAGCGTTCTTTTCTTCATCTTTGGTAAAAACATTTGTCAATGCGTCTTTAGTTTTTAGTGCGGTGTTATATACACTAATAAATCCGTTGGCTAAATCTTCAAATGCCTGTAGTGCAATCTGTACGCCACCTAGAAGGTCAACAGCTATCGCTCTAGCAAAGTTTTCAACTCCACCCTTGGCCTTTATTGACTCCTGAAGAAACGCCGTAAAACGGACAACTATGGCTTCTAGTGCGGGGGCGAATGCGGCTACTACCTGATCGGTAACACCTTTAAATAATCCTGATAACTTTGTAAGCGAATCAACGGTATCTTCTACGCCTTTTGCGGCAGTGCCAGACATAGTTAAACCTAATGCCTTTGCCTCACCTAGCATTTCTTTAAGGCCATCACCGCCCTGCGCCAGTACGTTGACTAATGCCGCACCCTCAGAGTCAAACAGTTTAAAAGCTAAACGTAGTCGGTCAGATTCTGATGTAACATTTTCAAACGCATTGGCTAGAACAACCATGCGCTTATCCAGTGGCATCCTGTTTAATTCTTGAGCATT